GTAGAGAAATATCGTGGCCTTGACGCTTTTGAGTACAGCGACCCTGATTACTGCGGTCGTGGCGAAGATTCCCACTACTACGCTAACGAGAGATAGTTATGAATAAAGCAAACAGGAAAGAGTTGAGCGATATTCTCGCCATTATTCAAGATCAGTGCTCCGCGCTCTGCGGTATAGCCGAAGAAGAAGAAGAAAAATTCGACAACATGCCAGAAGGTTTGCAAGAGGGCGGAATAGGTCAAGCCATTGAAGAAGCGCGGGACATGCTGAATGACCATGCTGCGGAAATTGCTAATGGAGCATGTGAGCTGGAGGCTTTGCTATGAACAAAACCGCAACAGCATTTATAGGCGAGGGCGAACTACCCGTACTTTTGGGGTTCAGCTATTGCGAGGGTAGGCCAGCGAAACTTAACGGCCCTATGGAAGACTCCCATCCAGCCGAAGACTCTGAACTTGAGCTTTATGAAGTGATTGCTATGCCTAACCTAAATGGTGGCTTTGAAATAATCGACACATTAAGCACAGAGGAATTAAGCCGTCTGGAAGATATTTGTGACGGCCATGCCGTCGAAGACGAAATGAATTATTCAGAACAGAAAGCCGATTATGACCGCGAAACACAACAGGAGAATAGACCATGAAAATAGCATTGTATAAAAATACACGCTTTAATTTTATAGCCGTATCTGATGGTGAAAACGCTTATTCAGGAAATAATGAGTATCTTCGTATATCCGAGTACGCTGATGTTGAATTCACAATGCTGCCAAAAGTTACTCAGGATGAAATTACCGCCGCAAAAATAGTTGAGGCTGAAATATCCCTGCTTCACGCGCAAAACAACTTAATTAAGCTCAAGGCCACCGCATGAAACCCCTCGCCTTGGCTCTTGCCACAGGCTGTATTCTAGCCTGGGTGGGAAATATGAGCTATGACGATGCCCTGGCTGATGCTGAGTATTACCGTCTTATGACCTGCGCCGGGGCTTGGGCTGCCAGTGCTGCTGATGCTGCTAGTGCTGCTTGGGCTGCCAGTGCTGCTAGTGCTGCTTGGGCTGCTGATGCTGCTTGGGCTGCTTGGGCTGATTTTAGGGAATTAAATCTTGAATGCCCTACTGTACAGCCACCGGAGAGATAGGTATGAATGAAGAAGAAGCAACAAAACTACTGGAAGCTGGTGTACGCCAATACCGGGACAATATATACGGCAATCTTATTATGGGCTATGACGCACCGGAAACCATAGCTGTCGTAGCAAAGCTGCTTTCTGGCGAGCCTGGCTGCAATCATTGCTGGCTGCCAAATGACAACGGGCTAACAGACACTTGCCACAAATGCGGCGAAGGGCGCGCTTAATGTGCGGGAACAGGAAAGACAAATGATTTCCAGAGAAGAATGCCGAGAATTGTGGGAAGGCAACAAGCGATACGCTGAACAGATGGGCGACGATTTGAATATAGGCGAGGCCGTACTACTAGCGAAGAAACAAGACGCACTTTATTTAGCGTGGTGTGACGGCAATTTCAGCGCATTAATGATTAAACCACCGGAGTATTGATATAAATGGCAACTATGGGAGATAGAAGAATGAATGATGACCTGAAAGAAGCCTGTGATTTGCTTGTTGAAATTACGTATAGCCACTGCAACAAAGACTCATGGGATTACAACCATTGTGAAGATGATCCTTGTGATTTTTGCAATAGAGTAATGGCGTTAATTAAAGAGGTTAAAGACAATGAATCAAGTGTCGATAGTTGATGAATTAATTAAGCTCGAAAAACCGTTTGGATTACAGAATAATTTTAACCTGGTGTTTAAATCAGAATGTTTATTCGGCAAGCAGCAAATACAGAAAAACGAATTTACTCTAAAAACCGCCGAGAACAACACTGGCTCACTGAGAAACGCAATACTTAATGTTGCCGCTGTAGGTGTCAGCCTGAACCCTGCGCTAGCTCACGCCTATCTGGTGCCGCGTGACGGCTCTATCTGTCTCGACATAAGCTACCGGGGCCTGGTTAAGCTAGCGACAGACTCAGGCGCTATAGAGTGGGCTAAATCCATATTGGTCTATGAAGCTGATGAATTTAAGTGGCGCGGCCCTACCGAAGCACCACTACATGAAGCCGATGTGTTTGCTGTGGATAGAATGAATGCGAGTGACCCGTTAATCAATCTAAAAGGCGGCTACTGTTTGGCGAAATTAAAAGACGGCTCGCTTATGGTTGATGTTATGACTGCCGGGGAAATACTAGAAGTACGGGATTCATCAAAGGCCAAAAAAGGGCCGTGGGCTGGCAAATGGGCTGGCGAAATGGCAAAGAAAACGCTGGTTAAACGTGCATCTAAATCCTGGCCTCAGTCCAGCGAGAGAGAGCGCATGGACGTTGCCATTAATGTTTTGAATGAGCACGAAGGTCTGGAAGCATCAAAAAGCAATTCCGGCACAGATTATTTGCAGCATTCGCCAGAACAACTTGAAGAATTTAAGTCGCATTTGAAAGGCGAGCCACTTGATTACTTTCTGTGGTATCAGACCCTTGATGATCTAATAAAAGTGTCGCTGATTAATTCATTTACGACAGCCAAAGGAAAAGGCCGTGAACTAGCGAATAATATAAATAATACCGGGCGCGAGCTATTTATGGATTTATTGGCTGACCTCACTAAAGCCTGCGAAGTCGAGGATGAACCAGGCGCGCGCGAAGTGCTTGATGATCTGCCGCAAAACCAACAAGCTGCATTAGTTGACGCGCTAGATATAGCGCTGGTCAGGTACGCTAACCAAATTTTGAGCCAAGCGACGCAATAATCGCCGCATCAAAACAAGCCTGATCTGACTAATTAAAACACTACTTAACACCAACATATAGCAACCATAAGGGGTAAATGGTGGAAAATTACAATGACAACTACATGACCGACGATGACGGACAGCGATGGGTTAAAAAAGAATATACCCAAACTTATGCTGATGCCGCTGGCAAAGCCCAAACCGAGCTTGAAAACTTACAAGAAGAAATACAAATGCTTAGGTGTTTAGAAGATTCATATGATACCGAGCAGGAAGTAATGGAGCAGGTTTTTCTTAAGCTGAATGAGTTGTGCGATACCGCAACCACGAAAAGTGAGGAAGTAAATCATGGCAAAAACTAAAGAATTATTCTTAACGCATACTGAAATTGAATATCTTTTAGAGTTAGCTTTAGATAATAAAGAAAGCGGTACCTATTGGGGAAGGCGCGATTACTTTCAGGCACGGCAGGACAAAGTGATCCATAAACTGGAACAGGCAGCAAACACTAAAGCTCCTAATAAACACTGATATATAGCAAGAGGTAAATGATGAGAGAGTTAAAAGTGTGGGGCGGCCTTGGCTACACCAAACAAGGCAAGCAAATCAGAACCATTGTGGCAACCAGAACTAAAAAGCGGGCTTGCGAGTTGTTAGGGATATCTATAGGGCATTTGAATAATTATTGGTCACCAACCGGGAACAAGATAGAGCTTGCTATCGCAACCAAGAGGCCAGAAGTGGTTTTTTCCGCTTCGTCATCGATGTTAAAAGATTTCAAAGAAGTTATCTGACATATAGCAACCATAAGGGGTAAATGATGAGCGAAACAACTTCGTCTACAGGTGTTAGCGGTTTAGGCCTGCTTGGAATTCTTTTCGTTGGCCTAAAGTTGACAGGCTACATTGACTGGTCTTGGTGGTGGGTAACGCTACCATTTTGGGGCGGGGCTGCGGTAGTTGCTTTAATATTCTTGGCCGCTGTGGTCGTTGTTGCAGCGTTAGATAAGTAAGCTTAACCCTAACCGATTCCTAATAGGTAGTGAATAATGCCTAGCCCATTCTTAACAAAGCCGGAATTACTTAAACTCACCGGCACCGACAATGCCAGGGAGCAGATTCGCGTACTCAAGGAATACGGGCTGATGCCATTCGTGGCTAATGGTAAACCTATTATCTACCGGGAGGCAGTGATAGCGGTACAAAAGACAGCTACACTAACAACGAGCATTAACCTGGAAGCCCTGAATGCCCCGTAAGCGCCAAACAGATCACCACCTACCGCCAAGGGTTTACCGGACTAAATCTGGTGCTTATCAGTATCACCCACGCAGTGGTGGGAGTATTCGATTAGGTGGGGCGAAATCTAGTGTTGGCGATATTGAGCGAGAATATAAAAGACTTACCGAAAGGGAAAACCCAAGCTCGCTGTTTTTCCTGATTTATATTTATAAAGACACTGAGGCATGGGAAAGACTGTCTCCTGTTACCCAGCACGATTACGAACAGAGCGAGAAGGTGCTAATCAAGGTCTTTGGTAATGCCAATATGACCGCTATAAGTCAGCCACACGTTAGGCAATTCATGGATGCCAGGGGTAAGCAGTCTCGCACTAGGGCTAATCGTGAGCTAGCGTATCTATCCAATATCTGCGCCGCAGCATTTGAGCGAGGTTTATTACTATCCAATCCCTGTAAGGCTGTTAAGAAATTCTATGAACCACCACGAAATCATTATGTAGAAGATGCCCACTATCAGGCCATGCTGGATATTTCCCCAATAATGATACAAGTTGCAATGGAGATTGGTTACTGCACAGGATTACGGCAAACCGATGTGCTGAATATGGCCTGGTCGCAAGTTAGGGATGGTCTTGAGATTAAGTTAAGTAAGACTGGCGTAGATATGATCAAAGAGCTGTCACCACGCCTACAGGCCGCTCTGAACGCCGCTAGAAAGTTGCCGGGCCTTGCGTCTATGTATGTGCTTCACAATCAACAGGGGCAACGATATACGCGCACCGGGTTTAATTCTACCTGGCGACGATATAACCAGAAACTACCCGAATCTATGAGATTTCAGTACAGGGATATTAGGAAGAAAGCCATCACCGATTGGGAAGGCGAAACGAAGATATTTAGCGGCCATAAGACTGACCAAATGGCTGCGAGGTATAAATTGAACCCGATTAAATCACCGAGTCATTAAACCACTGTATATTAGCGATGAATTAGCGGTATGTTAGCGATATGTATGAGAGTTTCATAAATGGATTTATAACCCATTGATTATACTTAATTTATTGGGGTGGCTGACGGGGTTTGAACCCGCGACCTCAGGAGTCACAATCATTTAGCCAAGTCAATGAAACGCTAGCTTTGAGGGTGATTATCACTAATATTATTGGAGCAAATATCAATAGGTTACATACTGTATATTAGCGATTAAACAGGAGGGCTTATGGCAAATAATAGAATGTTTCTGATACACAAGCCGTCAAGGATAGGCGCGTATATTGGTAAACGCATGGCGCGTGGTTGGTATGACCCACCAGAACAAGAGTATATACAAAAGTTTTATGACTACCTGGAAGATAATTATTTTGATAGCCGGGACGATCTTGTGTTAGCTATGGAAGATGCTACTGATAGCACCTGTTTTGATGGCTGGAATTACACTGGGGAGAGGACTGACGGCTTTGTGACTTTCGATTATGAAAGCTAAGGTAATACATAAAGAGTGTGGTGGTCAGATTGGTTGGCTGTCCGACTATGAAGAACGTTATTTGAAATCAGACCTCTTTATGCGTATGGACGGGACGCACCCTGAACCGGGCAGTAGTTTTAGAGAAATATGCCCTGAATGTGGACAGATTATGGTTAGGGTTGGTGATATGGAAGCGGGTACTTCGAGAGCAAAATTACAACCCTGATGATTATCGTCAGTTCACGCGAAAAGCGTCATAACTTACATGCCGTATATTAGCGATTAAACAGGAGGGAACTTGATTTTGTCGTTTTCGATGAAGACTTTCCGTAGGTTCTCTAGGAGCTTTTCCCAATTAGTGTCAGGAATTGTAGTTCCGCTCACCGCCGCAAGGTAAGCTCTAAAGGGTTCATTCATAGTCTCACCTATAAACCACAAATATGTATTCATATCCTCGGTGTCACTGCCCATAAACATAGCGAGTTCATCGTTCCAGATTGGCCCCATTTTGGCGATGAATTCCCAGCCATCCGGCGTCCAGGCTATCAGGGCTAGAAAAGGATGAAATCCAACAGGGGTTTGCGTGTCCTCGGCTGTCCAGAATCCAAAGGCAAATCTTATGCCCTGGTGGGTAAACTCGATAGCTGGGGAGTTCGCAAAAGTATTCTTTTTGTTAAGTTCGTTGATTTCGAAAGATGTCTTTAGGTGTAATGCTGTCATACCTTCACTCCTATTCTTAGGGTTTTATCAAGGGCGGAAACACCCTCTTCTGGATATGAAACGATACGATCCGGATTGTTAAAAATTACTATCCTCATGGTGCATATCCTCCTGTTTTATATAGCGCCTCGGCCCATGGGTCGAAGACGCCTATCGAGAAAAATCGGGGACTGGAAGAACTAACAGCTGAGTCATTTTTAACAAAAACTACATTGCTCTTCCATTGTGTTGCTTTAGTACCTATCTGGAAGCGCCCAACCAAATCCGCAACTGCCGGGTCAGTAGTAAAAGAAAAGAAGCCAGCCGATCCGGCCATGTAAAAAGTTTCAACATTTTGCTGAGTAATATATAAGCCATTACTGGTTTTCCACCCGGTAAACTGCAAATCTGCATTAACGACCGCCGGGTCGGAAGCAATCGCACCTGTGGAGATATTGATTTCCATTTCCTCCATTCCAGCGCCGTTTGTTTGCCGTACAAATATGTTGCCACTGCCCACCGCTGCGCGCTGTATAAGCGATGATCCGTTAGTAACAATGGTATTTGTCCACCATGCTGCCGCTGCTGTGGTGAAGTCGCTCGATGGCTGGGCATTACCTATATTTACAATCGTACCGGCTGAGTTAATCGAAGCAGTGTAATAGGTGTTAGGGGTAGTGCCTTCATCAACGCCTACCAAATAAATCAGGCTAGCGTCAAATAAAAACCCAACCCAGTCATCGATATTGGCGTGAACGTTGGCCTGGCTGACTGTCCACTGTGATGACCCGGCTGAATTAAAATACTCGATGGTATCGGCAGCACTGGAGGGCAGCTCTATATAATCACCGTCGCCGCTATAGCCCTCCAACCTATTACCTGTTTGGGCCTCGGCAAATAACGCTGCACCCAAAGATACAGGAGTGAGTATCGGCATAACTCCGAGATTACTTAGCGGTGATATTGATCTGCCCATTATGCAGCCTCCTCGATGCCCGTTACGACAACGCTTACATTAGCTGTGTCTGAATAAGCCGTAAGGAATTTATTGGTAGCGTCCATCATTAAGCCCGTGCGCTCTAGAACACCATTGCCCGTGATGACTGCATCATATTCAATGTATTCGTCATTCCCCTGGGTAACGGTCGTGTCACTAATCGCCAGCCTTACTTTTACTTGCGTTGAGTTTCGATTACAAACATTGACATTAACGCTAGTTTTAGTCGAAGCCGGAACCGTATAAACATCGGTAATGGTAGCTGCCGACAAATCTGCTGTGCCTAATCTTCCTGTAGCCATTTTTTATCCTGCTATAAAATGAAGTGTTGATGTAAGCCCAGTAGGAGCGGCTGCCGCCTCTGTCATACGAAAAGCTGTTCCGTCATAAACAAGAGGGTAATATCTGCCAGCGGCTATCTCTGATCCCACTAATGCCGTGCCTGCGTAATCCACGATAGCCTTTGAACCAACACCGTTAATGGTGATTGTTGAAGCGCCGGTATTAGCATTAGCGGCCTTCATTAAGAACTGCTGACCAGTGACATAGGCCGTAATAGCCGGGGATAGCGTCATTATATAAGCGTCTGCGACGCCTGAGTCTGCAGCGTATAAGAAGGCGTTGTCCTGTACCTGCCCCACCGCTGAATAATTATTTCTCGCTGTTGCGTTGCCTACGCCGGTATGTCTAAACCCGCCCATAGGAAGGGCTGCCGTAGCTGCGTTTTCTCCGTTTTTAGCCAGGCAAGCGGTAAGCCCTGTAGCAAGGCCGTCATCTTCCGCGTCCATTCTGGTCGCAGTGATATCGATAGCAGCATCACGATCTGCCACCCAATTGTGTACGCGAGTGAATACGCCCGATCCGTTCCAAGCCATAATAAGTTGCTCTTTGGTTGTCCAGGTGTTACTAATGCGAAATGCTTAAATTTATCTTCGGGCTTGCCTTGCTTGTCTCTGTTACGTCCTGCCTGTCAATAAAGCCCGTGGTTTTTAGCGGCCCAAACGCTAACACCGCCTATTCAATGCGCTGCAGTGGTGGTGGTAGAACGCTAGATGATTGTTACGTGAAAGCTGGCGAACTATGCCCGAAAGGGTTTACTGTTGTTGGGCAAGCTACCGGAACTATTGCTGCACCATTCAAAGATAGTATTGTTGCCGCACCTCAACACAATCTGGCTATAGAGTGTAAATAATCGCTAGTTACTATCTAAGGCCGCGCTACTGGAAGGCACGACTAAGGCTCCTGCTGCAGCCCCATACGAACCTGTAGACAGCTCTGACATCCACTGGCTTACCTGTCGCGAATTATCTCTACCTATTTTCTTCATCACCGACCCAGACAGCTTCGCTTTCAAGCCAGGAGGTAAGTCTTTTAATGGTGTTAATATCATCCGGCCTAGTTCTTCTTTAGCATCCCTTGATAGCCCGCCATGAAGCAATCTATCCAGGCCGTTAGCTATAATGCTTGGGGCATCACGGCCAACAGGTTCAATCGATTGCTTGCCGAGATTGCGCTGTGCGGCCTGTACTAAGCCAGTTTTAGACCCTTGGCTAATTAATCGATAGGTTTCAAACGCCGCTGCTTCTTCATCCATTTCGCGCTTAAAGGTATTGAATGCTTTGTTGGAAGGAAAAGCAGTTCTCAGCCTTTCAAGATTTGTTTGTGAAGATATACGATTAAGAGTCATAGTCCCTTCTCGACCAGCCATTAACTTATCTCTTACGGCCTGCTTAACACCAAATAAATGCATTTGCTTTTCGCTGGTGCTTAGGGTTTTAAGGTAATCGGCTAAATCACCAATATCTTCCTTAAATAACGCCTTCCCTCTTTCGGCGGCATCTTCCAGGGCGCTATGCCCAGCAAATGAATCTCTAGCCTTTTTGTATGCAGGGTTTTGGGCGTCTATGTCTTTCAGAATGTTGTTTTTAACCTTAATCAGATTTTTAGCGGCATTTTTTGAGCCCGCTCGCATGTGAGCCATAATCTGGTCATCAAGATTCTTTTTAAGTTGGTTTATAAGTTCAAAGTGGCCTATTTGTTCTCCCGCCGCCCTCATTGTCCCTACTTGCTGTACAGCTTCGTTTAACGCCTTCCTGACTTCTTTTGGGCCTTTCTCCCCTAACATCACCTTGACGTACTTAGAAGGGTTATAGGGTATTTTTTCGGCCTCTCCGTATAGCTTCGATGCGGCTTTAGATTTTGCATCGCTTACAGCTTTTACAGCATCGCGCACAGAGATATTTGAGGGCAAATCAAGAGCTTCGTCTAATGATGATAACGTTCTATCAGTTAAAGCTTTGTTTCTGCCTCTAAGGAAGGTATTTGATATTTTTGCTATATTTGGATTGTCTATATCAGCAGCTAGTCCAGCCGCCGTAGCTTTCGCGCCTTCCGAGACATCTGCCAGCGTCTTAGGCAATCGACCGCCCTGTGCTGCCAGTTCGTCAAGATTATCGATGCCTTCCCTAGCAAGAATAGAAGCAAGCTCCCGCCTAGCATCCCCACCAGGACTACCCAATACGACATGCCTGGCTTTAGGAGCCACATAACCGCCCACACCACGAACGACACTCCCAACAAGTTGCCCAACGGGGGCACCAGCCGATCCCAAAGCCGCTCCAATTGCGCCGCCCTTAATCCGTTCCCCTTGATCTCCCGCCGCCGATCCATAAATACCGCCCTCGATGCTGCCGACTGTCATCAATTTCCCTAGTGTAGACATTTTTGACGGTAATGACGCCATTATTTTCGACGCACCAACACCGCCGGTAGCTAATCCACCGCCTAACTCTAATGACAGTGCTTTGCCTGGGTTTTCCTTGCGGTACTGATTGCGCTCATCACCCAATGTTTTATGCATGTCGGAATAGACATTAAGCGGGTTTGATCGGGTTGAAATCGCCGCTGGAATAGCAGCAACACCAGCGCCTATTTCGTCGGACAGCCCAAAGGTTAGCCCTTGTAGCGCCGCTCTTGGCGCGTCGTACCAATTGGTTTTTTTCTTCCTAGCCTTCAATAAATCATCGTCTGACATCGAAGAAAGAGACTTTCCATTGATGCGTAAACCCATCAATTCATCGTCGCTAAGGTCGGACAGGCTCACTACAATCCCCTGCGCTGTATTTCAGCTTCAATTTCTTCCATAGTCGGCCGTGCCGTTTCGCTGGTTTGCTTGTCTGGATCAAAATCCTTTAATTGTGGTGTATGCCCAGCCCAACCTTTCAGCGTCCCATGTTTAGCAAAGTAATCAACAGACGCCTGTTTAGCCTCTGCTGCTGTCTTAATTTGCATCAGTAGCCTATCGACTCGCTTTTTGTTTTCAGTTTCAGAAAGATTCGGATTGTATGCCCGCTTAATCAGACGTGTGCCTTCCTTCTCGGTAAATTGAGCACCCAGTATCAGGCGTAAATTCCTTTGTACAATTTCCTCTATAGCCTCGCGGGTAGCTATAGATTGAGGGTTTATTCTTTCCAGCAATAAATCTGGTGTGCGGCCTATTGTCGGGCCGGTCAGATTAGCGTCAGGCTCCCCAAGGGCTTTTGATACATCCTCTAATTGAGAGATACTTTTTTGTACATCAGCAAAACCGCCGGTAATCCATTTTTGGTATTCGTCACCAAATTTCTCGTCCGCTTTCCCCTCGCCTTTAGATAAATTGCCGCCAATTTGTACCAGCGGGCCTTTCTTGGTAGAAGCTCGAATGTAAGTATTGTATTCAGGGGTTCCTGGCTCTAAACCCAACGCTCCAGCGTTCTGCATAACACTGGTTTTTTTAGGTTCGCGGTATCTTTGTTTGATCTGCTCGCTAATGTCCATATCTTTAAGTTTATTAAATCGTGCGTTATGTGCTGCCTCTGCCGCTTTATCCCCTTCAATTTGGCTCAATTGAATCTGAGTAGCAATATCTTGAGTGCCGGGGTGTTGCGATAACGGTCTAACATCCTGCGAGTAATCAGACATAATTCGCGCTAAATCTTCTTGTGCTGCGCTGGTGTATTCCTCTTGTTCTTTCCCCGCTTTACGCACAGCGTACCCACCAGCTAAAGACCGCGCCATTCTGCCCAAGCCTTCCATCCCCGTTCGTACCGGGCCGGTCTTTTGGTTCGCCAGCATAGCCTCGGCTAACCGCCTTCTACGCTCTATGCCGGGGTCTTGCTGTATGAAGGTAGGGTTCATGCCGCTGCCTCAAATAATGCGCTGTATATCACCGCTTTGTAGCCGTTGCGCTCGATCACTGCCGATGGCGCGTATTTCTCGACCTCTTGAGCTATAACCCCACTACCTGTGCCTGTATGCCCCAGCGCCGCAGCTTTGTCATTCCAGCGCCACTTATAGACCATATGACCTTCAATTTCGCCAATCTCTTGAATATCGGTTTTTAGCCGTCGATCACTAGCGTATGCAGTGGCTCCAGCCATCGCTAGGTCAGTAAGGCCGCCTTTCTTTGAGGATTGATTAGCTGATTTAGTCGCGTATTGGTTTTGAATTAAACCCGTGATATCGGGTGGCGCTACTTGATACTGGGCCGGGGTCGGGGCTGTTGGTGCTTGAATAGCAGGGGAGCCCTGCATAATGGCCGCTAGCTCATTAAAGGGTTGAGTTCTCTCCAGCATCATTTCGCTGATATCTTGCTGTCGCCTTGAGTTATCAATATTGTATTGAGTCAATGCCTCGTCTTTCGCTGTTTCCCTTGCTGAACGTTGACTGGCTAACTGAGCCGCTAAATCCTGTGATTGTTGCGCCCGTACAGCCCGATCCTGACCCAATGCAAGACCCTGTTCATTAATGCCCTGCCTACGAATATCATTTTTCATATTCGCACTGGTTACGCCTTCATCCATGCCTTGCCTGCGGCCTGCTAGCTGTTGGTCAAACATTCGGGATTGCTCTTGCCTACCAGCAAAAACAGATTCAAGCGCCGCATTCAGATCAGCTTCATTACGCAATCGGCCAAACCTGTCTTTTTCCTGTCCGTAAGCCTCACCACCTACCGGCTGACCCATGACGGCTAGACGATTATCTAGCCGCCTGCTTCGCTCATTAAAGCCGGGGTTCATTAAATTCTGTAGACGGTCATAAGTGGCTCCTTCTACCTTGTTGGCATCACCAGAAAAGTCCTCCGGTTTAAGCATGTCACCTAAAGATGAAGCGTCCCATCCCTCCATGCCAGGAAGCGAGTTAAAATCATAACTACCAAAATCTCTCATTCCCGCCGTGCTGTATTTATCAACAGCGGGCAAGCCGTCATAATTCAAGCTTGGTGGAGCGTTGACATTATCCAAACTAAATCGATCCGTAGGTATCTGACCGGATAACGTACTAGCAGCGCCACCAAGGGCCTCTGCAACAAAGTCTCTCTGCTCCTTTTGGCGTTGCTCAGAATCACCTAATGATGTTGTGCGCGTCCATCCAGACAAGCCTTCTGCTGAGGTGTCCAGAGGTTGTGGAAGGGTGGTTGACCCGTATTTCCCGGCATCAACACCAGTTTGCGTTTGCACCCCTTCAGGTCTCGTCCATGTAACAGACCCGCTTGGGCCAACCTCGTCATAACGATTAACTAATGCAGAGGCAATAATGGCCTCTTTATTAGCCTTGCTTTGCGCATCTGCCGTTTTTACTGGATCAGGAGCCTTTGGCCCACTTTTTTTTCCGATTGGTCTATCCTCCGCGCTTTTGCGCTATCTAAATCCACCTACATTCATTTTTCAACATGCCGTAAATTTCCGCATCCCCATTAGGGTTAGCTTCTCTTAACGTGCCTTCTCTAATAAATCCCAATCTTTCATCAAAACGCCTTACCTGAGCCTTGTCTGAGTCCACCAGCACCGTTACCCGATTACACCCTAGTTGATCAAAGGGGTATTCAAAAAAGGCTCTCAGCGTGGTCTTTGTCGCCCATCGCGGACTAATGGCCGCTATAGCCATTTCTATATTTGGATGCCGGTAGCAGTAGTAAACTACACCAGCAATTAACCTGTCTTTATATACAGCACCGATAGCCGTACATTCGCCAAAGCCTGAGTTCATATCTAGCTGGTTGCGTACCCACTCTTCGACTAAGCCGTCCTCACCATAAAGTAGTGTTACAGGTTCGTGCCGCTCTCTATCCGATAGTCTGTTCTCAACCATGACACAGGCTCTTTCGTTGATATCTTTAACCTCGGTGAAATTGTTTGACCATTGGCGCTAGCAACTATCCAGCCCACCCCTACAACGAATTCAGCAGACCACGGCGAAGTGTCCCATGGTGAAATATCCCACGGAGAGGAAACAGGTGTAACAGTAGCTGGGGCCGGAGTTAAAGCGTCGGCAAAGTCTGACCCTATCCCGAAAGCGTAATCCACTAATCCGGTAGAGCTAAGAATGGGCCGGGCTGCGGTTACTCGCTTTCTAGTAGGTGTCCCAAAGGATGTCCATGAGGCTCGACCATCGGCATTAACCGACGCGCCTGCATCAGTTGAGCCGGTCATTTTGTAAATAGCGCCATCGGTTGATCCAAAATACAGATCACCATTGAATGATGTCCAACACCTTGCAGGGATGTCTTTTAACCTTCCCGCCGCACCTGTCAGCACATTGATAACATGCTGGTCGAATTCTGTGGCCGATACCGGCACATTAAAGAGAAGCAGCTCTTTCTTTCGATCTATAATGACTTGCCAGCCAAATAAAGAAGAATTATCAGAGGCGGCTACTACAGCACCAGATAGTTTAGATGCCGAGCCTAATTGTCCAGTTACCAATACCTGCGAGAGTGAGACATAATCGTCGGTAGTCATGATCATCAGATCACCACCGACCTTAGCCACACCCCTCACACCTAAAGGCACGCCAATACGGTAAACACCGACTAGCGACCAATCAGCGGCATCGCCGGGATCAGAGCCCTGGTAAACAATAACGTCGCCAGAGGACATAATAAAAACAGCATGGTCATCTACGCCGGAACCGCCATCATGCGTCCAGGTGCCCATCGTGATGAGGTTGCCGCCAAAATTGCCCACTCTTGAAAGCGGGAACTTGGTTAGCGTCCCTGTGACCCCAGCCGGGGCCGCATACCAGAAGTCCTGTGAATCTTCTTCCCAAAAATACAATCGAGTTTTAAAGACGTTCAGCCCGACAAGATCGGAAATAGTTAAGCCCGACCCAGTCCATGCCGTAGCACTTAGCGTGGTGCCGTCATAATCCTGTGGCGCATCGGTGCCATTAACCAGAAACAAACTTCCATTGAAATTGGCGACTTGCCATTGATTGCTGCTAAAGCCGGAGCCCAAAGACGAAGGCGCCCCCGTAGCATCGTAAATATTGCCATTAGCACAAGCGATAAGATTCCGTGTTGTACCCGTATGATATTCGGCCAAAGTGTCAACATTACCCGACCCCATCCCCGTTGCATGGCTGGCGTAACCACTCCTCACAGCGACGTCGCTTGTACCAGGAATCCAGTTATCCAGCAATACAGCGTCTTCGGGCGGCATCATGTCTAGCCCGTCGCGAGTATTCCAACCACCCATAGGGGCGGGTACAGAAATAGGTAGCGCGGTAGGTGCTCTGCGTCTTTTACGCTTATAGGGACTAGCCAAAACCAGTGTCCTGCACATTCTCAGGGCCGATTAAGTGATAACGCGCCCTACCCGTAAGATTCAATATCGGTGCGCCGCCGTCCCTTGCTACGGCAGTCGATACCTCCCGTTCGTATTCTTCTCTTTCTTCGTCGTAGGCCATACCTAATCGATTTAATATTCTCCACTTAATACCCAATTCCATTAAGTATTCATCAAGTACACCTACGTCTGAATCAGCCGCCCATGAAGATTGACCCGTACCACCTGATGTTTCACACCAGTCACCAGACACATACTCAAATACCTGTGTTTCTATTGAATCGGGTGTAGGGTGAATGCTAAATTTAACGGTGCCAGATACATCGCGGATTCTAAAACGCTTCCAGACCGTGTTCGTAGTCGCTAGAACAGAGGATTTATATTCTTGCCATTGTTGAGCGCTTAGTGGCCCTCTTATGCTCTCGAAATTATTACGATCCCAAAGGGTTTGGTTGACAAGGTGCTTGAAGTCGCTCGGCAGTGAGTAATCTTCCTGAGAAGCTACGGTATTAAATGTGTGTTCTTTGACTAACGACAGCCAGTTATAGCGCCGGGCTAATGCTTTACCTTCGGCCTGTGCGCAAGCTAACAACAGCGAAGATGTCTCGTTAGCACTGCCTACAATGACTGTGGGCGCTGCAACCGGCACCATCTTGGCCGCTGATTGGCATATCGTTAATAAACTCATGCGGCTTTGCCTTTCTTCTGCTCTTTCTGCTCAGTAATCGAGTCAGATATTTCTTTAATCTGAGCCTTTAGCATGTCGATTTCATCGTGTAACTTTTCATTCTCCGCCGCGTACTTTTGAGCGTTAGCTGTGTCTTTGTTTACGTCCAGATAAGCTTGGGCTTGCTTTACCAGTTCACGCCCACCCATTCCAATACGATCAATAGAGGCGTCCTTTAGTTCAGCCAATTGCTCAATGGTCTTAATCTTTAAAGCGTGTAATTCAGCTACTCTGCTAGCCGTCAAGATAGGCCATTCCTTCACTGGAGAGCCTTCAAGCGGGACTTCGCTGCCGTCTTTAAAAGCACGGTATTGCTCCGGCCACCGATCTATATGGATCTGATCGACCTTGTGAACAACGACTGATTTGTTATCGCCGGGAATGTGTATTTCTACAAATTCACGATCCTCAAATATTGGCCGACCCTCCTGGGCTGATCGACTTTTAATTTCTATAGCCTGGGTCTTAAATATAGGGACAGACTGACTCATAGTGCTTCCTCAAAAAGAAAAGGGGCCGAAGCCCCTATAAGTTATGTCATTTGCTAAGTTATAGCGTGACTCCAATGTACGGCCAGTTAATAATACCGGCTGCACTATTAGAGGATTCCGCCGCTGTTGTTGTTATGCCTTCAATCACTTCCGCTCCAGCAGTTGCGTCGTCGTCTAAACGACCTACTGTGGCAGTCGAATTGATTGCTGTATGGGCAGCACACGAAGTAGCAATATTGATGGCAGCGACAACACCCTGACGCTGTACCCAGCCCCATTCGTTATCAGCCAAAGCAACAACGCCAACACCGCAGGGCAAGCCCTGGCCTGTGCCGGGAGCGGAGACAGTCGTAGTGACCTGATCCGCATCGCCTACTTCGTCAATTGCAACAACATCACCTACTGCGATCACACCGTTAGCCTTCACGAACTGATACGCCTTGCCATCAGCGTCAATACCAATGGTATTTACCGCGAAGTCAAATTGTGTATCAGTTGACGCATAGACTTTAGTAGGATCAATACCTTGTAAATAAGCCATGATAAATTCTCCTATTAAGCGTGCATTACGCCTTGAAGCGCAGCGTTGCTAGTTGTCATATTACCCGCCCATGCAATGAGCTTAACCATTGCGTCCTGATTGGTACTAAAACGATCAGGGTCAAGCGGAACCATGTTTCTATTACGATGAGGCCGACAGAAAATATAGTCTGTATTCAGCATATACATCGTTGAGGCCGGAGCATCGCCACCTTGACCGCCATCAAAGACAACATCAGCGCCCATAAAGCGCAAGTTATCAAATCCAGCCGCGGCGAGTTTTTCATTGGTGAATCGCTGGTTAGCCTGTAAGGATGACCAGTAGAAGCCAAAGTAAACATTGTCAGCTACGATCAGATCAGGACGGTCAGAACCACGGGCACAACGTAGATAAAGCTCATTCATTGCAGCTTGTATCGTGGTAGCACTAGCGGTCACTGTCTCTACGGAAAAATCATAGAGCTGGTTTTGCCAAAACGAGTAAGTAGCACGGTTAATGCCGCCCACTGTTCCTGATGTTGGAGCACCTGAAACCAGCAGTTGTAAACCACCAATTTGCTTACCACCGTCTGCCGTACCATCTGAATAGACATCCGTACTCATGTTGTTATACATGGTGCGTTCAGCATTCTTGATACGACTTTCGAGCAAGTCGATCATGCGCTCTTTGCCGCTGTTCTGGAGTTCTTCCAGGCCAGAAATGGTAACGGCCACCGCAGCTTGCTTGATTTCAAACTCTGCCGCTGTCATTACATCGGAGGGTGAAATATCCAGTACTTCATAGCCTGAATATCGTTTGTAGGTACTGTTCTCAGCGTATTCCAGCTCTTGCACGATATTTCTACCGCCGCCGAAAGGCTTTGAATTACCCTTTGAGTTTAAACGCATCAACAGTGCGTTATTGTTGGTCACGTTATCGGCCAACTTCTTCGAGCGATTACGGATTGTAGTTGTGACAATCTCGCTCAGGTTTGGGGAAGCCATAGGCTAGTCCTCGTATTTAGTTGCCCTAGCTGAATGCCTGGGCCAATTGCTCGCGCAAATCTAAATCGTCTGTCGGACTGGCCCCGTCGGGTGTACCGCTAACGCTTGATGATGCGTGTTTTGCTTTTGCCGCCTTCTGCCTGGCATCGTCAAGTTTTTGCTTTTCTTCCGCTGCTTTCTGCGAAGTAATCAGCTTGTCTCTTGTCGATGTGTTCATCCAAACGGCCTTGTCGTACATTGCTGCCAAATCAGGCTCCCTGCCTGCCTGCCTTTCGGCTCCAGCTAATGCCACTATTTCGTCCATGACATCTGCGAAATAAGGATGTGCCAGATCACCGGCCTCCGTTGTCATTTCGCTAAATTCTGATATTTGCGTTCCTATCGTGTTCATGCGGGTTTGCTGGTCAGCTTGCTCTCGCTGAGTAATGCTATTTCGCAAATCCTGTAATTCTCTTTTTAGCCCGGTCAGCTCTGGACTCACTTCCGGCTGATATTCCATGTTGTTTAAGTCAACGTTGTTTTGTTGTGCTAACCACTGGATAGTCTCTGCGGGATTGCTGGCAAGGTTTTGCTCTATCTGCGCCCATTGCTGTATCTTTGCCGCTGGCGTTAAGCCTTGAGCCTGTAGCACAGCCGTATAGGGTTCAAAAGCCTGCTGTATAGGCTCGAACTCCCTCATTGCATCGGCACGTTCCTGATTCTTGCGCGTATAGTCACCCTCCATAGACTTATGACGATCTAACAAGAACTCCTGTGCAGCTTTGCCTTGGTCGCCTAGCTCAGACAATGCCGAAAAGGTGGTTTTGTCGTCGTCGCTCCAATTATCGGGCGCGCTTGTTACTTCTGGCTCTACTTGCGGCTCAATAGTCTGTTCGGTTGCTTCCGGTATGATTTCTTCGCTTTCTTCTTCCGGTATGATTTCGGAATCAACTGGTTCCGCTTCGCTTTCCTCAAACGCGGCTTCTAGCTCGCTGGTCAAATCATCGGCTGGTTGCTCTGCAATGCCTTCTTCGCTCATTTTCCTTTCTCCATAAAAAAACCCGCCGAAGCGGGTCTTGTGTGCGAGTTACAAATTAACTCACTCGTTTTAAATCGTTAATGGCTCCCTGTATGTCGCCTCTAATGTTTCCAGGGTTATAGTCTTTCTTAAGGCCCGGTTTAATTCGCTCGTTACCCACCTCAATAACATCGTGCCTTTTCATGTGATCTCTATGGTGCTTCCTTGACCTCACCACTGAACCGTCTAAAGGCGATTGATACTCCTTCATGTCGGCCATGACGTTAGTAGGTGTGAAATAGCGCTTCATTTGCTTATCGCAATGACTAGGCAAGTCCCTGTACTTATCTACAGTACGAAAGACTTCTTCATAGTGGCCGCATTCACATTTGCAGGGGTATATGGGCATTATCTTCTCCAAGCTGTTTTTCTAGCCATTCAATCTCCGATTGCCACCACGGAGGAAACCCCTTCCCATCCTTAAGCAAGCGCACGGCCCTCTTTAGATGAAACGACCTGTTCTCCATCCACACTTTCCTAGAAATAACCATAGTGTCAGTATCGAGCTTCATAAATGATTTCAAAAGATCACCTCCGGTATGGTTTTAAGTGCCTGCTCGCGTTTGTTTGCCTTCATTTGCCGCCATAAATCGCTAGCGTTATAAACCCGTTGGGGCTTGTTCTTGCTATCAACAGTTTTCTTTAAATTAGCTAACTTACCCATCTTCACCCTCAACAATGCCTTCCATGCCATCTTCGGTATTGTTTACCACTACTCTACGTTCGCCACCGTCAGCACTGGCAATCACGCCCTCTAAGCCTGATTCGGTACGAATGATCTTGATCACTTTCGGGCCTTCTGGTTGGCCTTGGGCCTGATTCTCTAGTTCAACCACAACATTGCGAGCTTTATCAATGCGGCCCTGTAAGGCGTCCATTTCACCACCTTCGACTAAATCGCTAATTCCGCTCTCTACGGCATCGTTCTCAATATCCTGTGCTCTGGCTTCTTCCGCCGCCTTGAGTGCTTGAGCGCGCTTCAATTGAACGTCAGCCTGTGCAATGGCTTGATCTATTTCTAATTGGTTTTGGGTCTGCATTTGTTTGGATTGCACTTCGGTTTGCCCGGCCTGTAGCTGCGCTTGCTTGGCCTGTGATTCCGCTCGCTTCACCTCGATATCAGTGACTTTGGTTTGCTTATCAATCTCGAACATTTCGGCTTCACGGCCTTCCGTCACTTGCTGCAATTGCTGTTGTAGCATTTGGATAGCTTGTTGAGCCTGAGCTAGCTGAGGGTTCTCGTCTTTCTGTTGCAGTCCTTCCACCGCTTCTTCGAAGGCACCTTCTAGCTGTCTGCCTACTTTGAAGCCACGGATAGCAAACAAGAGCATTTCGCTCACTAGCGGAGTCATCGACTGATTTTCAGCCACAAACGGCACGGCTTGGGCTAAGAACTCTCCAATCGTGGTCACAAACTCTAAGCGGCTAGCTTTCTCTGCCTCGTCATCAACCTTAACTGTCGATTCTGTCTCTATATCTATACGATAGGTTCGGAGTGGATCGTTGCGTAATAATTCTACGATCTGCCCCCATTCTTCTTTTGAATGCTGCGCCCCGGTCATCATTTGCAGGGTTTCTACCTGGAACAACTCACAAACTACTTCTGCTTTTAGCCTGAGTATGTCGCGGGCGAATATAGCCACTTGTTTCTGCCTGTCGCCTAATCGCATCGAAGCAAACTGACCTTTAATTCTCTGTGCGGTAGCAGTTTCTTTAGCGTCACTCGCGCCACGGATAATGTCAGACAAGCCGGTTATTTCGTACAGCTCTTGCTTAGTCTTATCCCTGGCTTGATACAGCCCTAACAAAACGTTTCCTACTTGTTCTATAGGGAACCAATCAATCATTCCCCTAACGCCGCCTTTCTCGGCAAACATTGCCCAATTGTCAACGGGTATCAGCTGATTATCATTGGCGTCACTGAGCATTCTGGCTATTTCAGGGGCTTCGCCAGCATAAACACCCACGACCTTTAAGGCTTTCACCAATGCGCCAATGCGACCAGACATTTCATCTAGTTCATCGGCTTGATCCTGATACTCAACGAAATCAGGTACAGGGGTTAGGCTGTCATTGGTCACCAATGAAAACAGCGGTCGCGGACAGGGAAAGAACCCATGTAGATTTAAAGGCGGGTCAGTCCGGTCTAGCAATTTATCGGACATGCTGGAGGCCAGCCATAGCACCTTCTTGCTGGTCTTGTCCCATATCTCCCAAACAATCGCTTTCTTGAATTGCTCGTCATCTTCGCCAATATCATCGGGCTTATAATCGAACTCTACCTTGGCGGCTTTCTTACCAAAACGCTTCTTTAGCTCGTCTTTCGATAGAAAACTACGGAAGGCTATCCATGTGACTTCTTCCCAACGCCTACCAGGGCCATGTCTAAAGTCCTTCCAGAAAATGTAATCACAAACAGCCTCTTCATAGACCACGGGGCTAAATGCTTCTTCTCCTTCACCCTCTGTATCGCCATAGGTAGGGACGTATTTAACTCTTGCAGTCGCTCGGCCCGGCAATAAGTAATCTTGAACACAAGAGTTCATTACCGAATCAAAGTCATAAGCATCAATGCCATATTCTAGTGCGCGTTCTAATATCTCTGAGGCGGCACGGCCTATGGGGTCTTTGTCTTTATATCGGCGTGTGACTTGGGGCTTTGGTTGTTGTGAATATAGAGAGGGTTTTAATGTCTCAACGTTTGACCAGAGAATATTGAATTTCTTACTGGTGTCTGCTTCTGGTCGATCATCACGATAACGATCAACGACCATCTTCCCTTTGTGCTCCCATACCTTTTGACGCTTACCAGACAAACCAATGGCTTCGTGCCACTGTTTTGCTAAGTTGTCATAGTCTGAGCTATCTTCTGCTTTATCCATCAAATACGTTTCTTCTCTGGTTTATTAGCCGCCCATAAATCGTTCAGTGTGGCTTTTTGAATAAGAGGTATCGGTTTAACCTTCTCTGGCAAAGGTCTCTGGTAAGGTCGTGACATACAGGCATAGCGCCATTCATCAGCGGCATGATCTTCAGCCTTAGTGTCTAAATCTTCTGGATTGTTAATGTCGTGCTGCATCATAGGAATGGTGCGTATCGAATCAGCACAGGTACTAAAGCAATAGATCATGGGCCGATTGCCATAGGGATAACCAAAGTCCTCGCCATCTAATCGCTGGCGCATCATGTCCCAGCCGCCCATAGCTCCGTCTTTACCGACTCGCTTGTTGTCAGCTCGTCTAAATTGAACGGTTTTGCCTGAGCCTAGATATATTCTTTCTGCCAATGAAGGGCCGCCATCCTCGGCAAAAGCCGCTGGGTCTAATACACTGTTTTTAATAACAGGGTCTTCCCTTTCTCTCTCGGCAATACCCTGCCCTAAGCTCTCGGCTGTGCGCTTCTGGCCTTTGTTTGGGCCTTTGGAGCCGTACCACTCTCGATACCTAACCATTGCGCCACGGGGCAACCACTTACCTTCCTGTGCCTCAAACCAATCAGGGACAATAGCCCACCAGCCAATCGAGAAAGGTTTAGCTGATCCCCAATCGCCTGACCTGAACCTAGGCCAGTCTTTAGGGATTCCAAAAGGTTTTATGACATGTTTTTCCGTAGACCAGTTATCGAAGTACGCGCCTTCAATAGCTGACCAGTCGCCTTCTAGCCACGCCCTTACCAACTCAGGACTACCCACTAAATACAGTCTGTTGACGTATTCAGGATCGTTCTTCATCAGTATGAGATTGTTCTGTAGCTTCGAGGGTATGAATACCGACTTATGCACCGCCTTGTTAGGCAGTACTGTATCAATCACCTTCATGCCCCTTGGGTCTGGGTCAACAAATCGCTCTTTAATCCAGCTCTGTCCAGGCCCTCCAGGGTTGCCAGTCATAATTAACTGAGTCGGAACACCTGTGGCACTTCTTAATATCCCGTGTAACCTGTCAATAGGTGCTGGATCAGGATAGTTACCGACTTCCTCTACACAGCAATCAGATATGTTCTGGCCTTGATACTTCTCAGCGTCTAGCGTTCTCTCTAAGGGTCTAAACCTTAACCGTCCGCCGCCGGGGAATCGCCATGTTTTCTTTTGGTCGTTCCATCTTGCGCCAATCTTTGTATATATCTCTGCGCTACGTTGAATAGCGTCATCGAGCATAGGTAATTCTTTACGAAAGAACAGCGCATTAAAGCCAGCGCCGTACATGTCCGCCTTAATCGCATACTTACCTAGTACGCCATCAGTCTTACCGCCGCCCCTTGCTCCACCATAGAATATTTCATGAATCGGGCAATCAATTAACGCTTTCTGTGGCCCCGCTTGGGGCCTCCAGGCTATAGATTCTTTCCCATTGTTCTGCGTCGATTGGCTCTGAGCTGATGACATATTGCTTTGCCTCGCCCTCTATATTCATTTCTATGGCTTTCAAATCAGGTAAATATTTGTTTACTAACTTAAGTGTTTGGCTCACAACCACGTTTAATTGAAACAGTCTTTCCTCACTTGTAGCTGGATTCGCCATTTCATTAATCCAATCAACCACATGTTCTACATGCTTCTGGTTAGCTAGCTGCTGTCTTAATGCCTCTACTCTTACTTCTCTGTTAAGTTGAGCGCGTGTTTTAGCCATCAGAAATACAGCACGACTTGCTCGCTACTGAGGGTAGCGCCGTGTCCCTGCAAGGTGATTCGGTGTTGATCTGGCTTCATATCAATTGGGTTTGCTATTTGGTGAATGATTTGGCCGTCATGCATGTATAAATATCCAGGCTCGTAAGGCATGTATTCTGGGTTAGGTAGTGGGCCTGTATGGTTCTCTATGGTTTCGTAGTCGCCTTCGTACAGGTTCATACCACCCTGTCCATTGGGTAGCTCTATCGCTAATGTGAATGAGAAGTGATCTTTAGTCTCACAAGGCCACCAACATCGTGTTTCTGGTTGGTCGATGTGGATTGATCCTTCGAGATTGTTAGCTGTGTGATCGAATATATGGAAGCCGGGTAATCCATGGGTATGTAGGTAAATAACAGGCTTTTTTAATGCTTGCTCAAAGCCATCTGCTATTTCCTGTAATAACTTCCCGAAGTATCTCGT